TCAAGGCGAACCATACCCGGCAATCAGCACGTTGAGGCTCTGGAGCACGGCGGCCACCGCTGCCGCCCTGGCCGCCCAGGAGTTGAGCCTCGATTGCGCGTTCAGGGTAGCGATGAGGTCGAAACGCTCGCCATCGGGCGTCATGCCGACGGAATCCCGACCGCCCATGAAGCCCTGATACGCGCTTTCCATCGGGCCGTCATAGTCCGAACGCACCACTCGAACAGAGGCCAGCCACCAGAGGATAGCCGCCGCAAAGGCGAAGACGGCCGACATGATGTTGAGTGCGAAGGACAGGTATTTCATGCCAGCGCCCCCGCTCAGTCTTGAGTCTTCAGCACGGCGCGGTCGATCTCGAACCCCTCGCGCACCACCTGGCCGCAGCAAGGACACACGTTCTTGTCCTGCCGGCGGCCCATCGCCCGATACACCGTGCTGGGAGAAATCCCCATCTTCTGAGCGGCCGCATAGGGGGTCGTGCCCTTCTCGATCAACTCCAGGGCACCTTGTGTCTTCGATTTCGTCATTGGTTTCGCCATCACTGTTCGTAGGCTGAAGTATGGCAGTTCTAGGAAGTGCTTGACAACAATATATGCCAGTTCCTACCATAGACATACATCAACCACAAAGGAGCCTGACATGGCGCGAAGCAAGAGCATTTCAGAAGGCGCTCAGGCGCTGGAACAAGCAGGGTCGGCGAGCCAAGCCGTCACCCATGCCGAACAGGGCGTTCAGGCGTTCTTCGGCCGCTCCCCGGAGAACATCGTCCAGCCGCTGCACCGTTCCGTCGAGGCGTTCAACTGGCTGGGGGCGTTGTTCCAGTGCATCGAGGAAGCAAACAACAGCGGCGACCGTGCCCAAAGCACCGCGCTTATCCAATCCCTGTCGTCGCTCGGGGCCTACGTCGCTGCCGACTACCAGGTGAGCATCATCGGCGAGCCGGCCGACGAGTTGCAGGCGTGCATCCTGGCGGCCAGGGAAGGAGGTGCGGCGTGAGCGTGACGCAATCCACTCCCGACGCCCCGGCGGTCACGATGTTGGAAGCACGCCTCGCCTTTGAGTGCCTGCTTGAGCAAGAGAGGGACGTGTTCGCGCTTCTGTCGGCAATCCGTGACCGTGACAACGGCAGCGACCTGACCACCACGCGCCTACTCGAAATGGCGTGGCTGCGCGCGGGAGAGAACGAGCACCAGAAGACCGCCGGCGAATACTTCGGCGTGGACATCTATGCGAAATACGAAAGGAAAGAGCATGACGACGACGGGCAATGATGCGCTCGCACTGTTGCCAGCCAAGGATCAGCCTTCGGCGCTGGTTGAAGACGAAGATGCACGTTGCCGGGCAATCCGGAATGCCGGTGCGACAGTCTGGGATGCCGACGAAGTGACGGTAGCCGTGGTCGAAGCCGCATTGCTGCCCGATGGGTCGGAGCCTCCGCCGTGGCTGGACGACATGGGAATGAAGCTCATCGGGTTGCTCAAAGAGCGTGCCCAAAAATATATCCAGGCCCAGCGCAAGGCGCGTGCGCGTGCCAAAAAGGCCAAAGACTGGAGGGGCCTCAAGGTCGTGAATGGAGGGGGGTAGGCTGTTATGAGGTAGGCACCTGCCCCACCCAGAAATTCCACATGCCCGGCCGCGCGCCGGGTTTGTCATTTCTGGGGAATGGGGCGCCTCGGTCTGGGTAGCCTTCTCCCAGGTTCGCTCTCCGCTAGCGATCACCTTGCGGCGCTGGGCAACGGGTCACTGCGTGCTGTCCCACCCTCCGGCGGTTCTCCCGAGGCGTAGAGGCATCGTAGCATCCGTAGGCCAGCGTCACGTCCGCCGCCGGCAGGCCGGGCAGCAGCAGCGCCGCGCACGAACCGGCCCCGGCTGTCGCGGCCCATCGGCTGCGCCGGCGCGCGCGTGACGGCTTGGCGCGTGGCACGCAGCTCGGCCACGGCGCGGTATTGGCGCCCTGGCGCGGGGCGGGCGCCATCGGCTGGGCCAGAAAAGCAGCGGCCAGATGGATGCCACCTGATCGGGGGTGCCCTGCGCCTGGAGCGAACGTCCAGGGTTGCTCTCCGCCGTGGCAGCGCCTAGAGCGCCGGGGGCGGGTCACGGCTTCGCGCACTGAGCCGGGCACGGAGCAAGCCGCCCACGGCCGTGCAGTTCCGAGGAACCACGTTCCCCAGCCCCCTTCCGGCTGGGTCACAAGGCACGGGGCTATCGTAGCAGGCGGGGCGGGAGCTGATCTACTCGGTATCGGCCGCCGCGTCGATCATGACGCCTGACTGCTCCCGGTGGCCGCTGTCACCCCTAGCTTTGGTCATCGCACTCATCTTTCAGCTCACGCTCACGCATCACGGCCGCCTGCCGCTCCCGCGACTGCCGCATCCGGTCATCGAACAGGCGCGCCAGTGCGGCGCCGTCCGGCCCGTTTACCGTCACGTCGGCCTGGTGCTCGATGCGGTCGCGCCACTTGTCGGGCTGGCGGTTCTTCAGCCAGATGAAGGCCGCCCCCGTGTCCGGTGGGTAGTGCTTGGTGAGCGGCGTCACCGTGATTTCGCCTTGGTAGTTGCTGACATGCACGTCCGGGTGCGAGTAGCCGACGGCGCGCTGGTACAAAGCGGCGGCCACTTTCGCATCGGCATCGGCCTTTCCCTCTTTTATGGACTCGCAAAAATCCTTGTGAGCCTTCTTCCAGCGGTGAAAGGTCGCCTCGGACACGCCGAAGAACGCGGCCATTTCGGCATCGGTCTGGCCCAGCAGCGCCAGCCTACGGGCCTGCTCGGCGTAGGTGGCCCGGTAGAGAGTCGGGCGGCCGCGCGCCGGTGCCGGTGTGGCCTGGGCCTTGCCGGACTTGCGAGGGCGGGGCGGCTTATTCGGGGCGCTCATGACGTTCTTGCCGGACGATGTCGATCTTGGCGGCGAACTCGGCCAAGTGATCCAAGATGGCCCCGACTTCGCTTTGCTGAACGAGCGGCAGCGTCTCAGAAATGTGCAAGCCGCCACGCAGATGCGCGCGCCCAATGGTTTCCAGCATGTAGAGAACGCGGGTCATGGTGTCCGGCTTGCCCGGTTGCTGATTGCTGGTCGGCATGGCTCCTCCTGGTCAGGGCATCATGAAGGTGTCGAGCTGCGAAAAGGCCATCGCCAACTCCTGCAAGCCGTCTTCGCGGCGGGAAAGGCTCACGTCGAGGCTGATCGGGCGGAACAGGCCGATGCTCTGGTACCCGCCCCGGTTGCTTTCGGGCGTGATGAACGAATGCACCAGCTTGATTCTGATGGCGTAATTGGCAGGCACACCGACAGTGCCATCTTTGGCCGCCACGGCTGCCGCATGATGCTCAAACCACATCTTCAGGGAACCGGCCTGGTCATCCAGCGTCGTCATGCGCAGCTCGATTGGCTCCGCCCCCTGCACGGCATCAACCACGGCGCCGCCCACTCGCCGCTTGTCGCCGGCGATGATGAACGGCGAATACTCGACCTCGGTGGCGAACAGGTTGAAGCGGTCAGGCATATTCATGCTGCCGTTGTTCAGTGCGCTTGTCACCTCCAGCAGCCAGAGGTTTTTCTTGGCGAGGCGCTCACCGCGCACCTGGTCGTAGATACGCTTGGCCTCGCGTGCGCTGATGCCGCCCAGCAGCGGCGTGGCCGCGCCCCAGTACGCCACCTGCGAGGCGACGCCGCCGCCGAAGCCGGGCAGCAGCTCGTTGAGCAGGCCGGAATCCAGCACGCGCAGGCCCGCCGAGTTCCAATCTCCGTTCATGAGGTCGCCCACGGCGCCCGCGCCCACGTTGATCGCACGCTGCGCCTGGATGGGGATGTACTTGTTCACCAAGCCCAGGCCCGCGTTCTCGGCTGCGCTCTTGCCCATGCTCACCACGGTCTGGGCGAGCTTGCCACCGCCCAGCATCTGCGTGGCCGAGTCCGACACGCCGCCCAAGGCCGCGTTCAGGCCGGAGCGAATGGAGCCGAGCAACCCTTGACTGGAGAGGCTTTCCGCCACGTTGTTGTACAGGCTCACGTCCGGAACCCCTCAAAGCCAGACAACGAATCCCCAGCGTTCACCCAGTCTTTGCGGTCGATGCCCGTGAGCGAGCACAAGGTCAGGGGGACGGTCAGCTCAATGAACCGCCCCTTGGCATCCACGGGGGAACTGAGGGGCACGCCGATAGCCTCAATCACCATCGGCGAGAAGATGCGGTTTTTGTACATCATGGCGATCTTCACGGGCGACGTGGACGGCAGTAAGGCATCCACCCATTCCCGACTGCCCTTGGCGGCTTCTGCGGCACGGGAAAGGATGGTGCTGTTCTCGTCCAAATGCACGGGCAGCGCCCATTGCATCAACTGGTTGACGGGCGCTTCGACCTCGCTGGCCGAATCGCGCCAGGCCCGGAACAGCGCCGTCACCGTGATCTTGACGGGCGGCATTCCGTTGAAAACCTGCGTGCTGTTCAGCTTCGTGATGCCGGTGCGCCCCTCGAACTGCTTGAGCGTACCCGCCCCGGCTTCAAACTTGCCGGAGGTCTGCTTGTCGCTCTTGAACGGATTTAGCGCGTCGATGACGGGCTGGAGCGTGCCCGATTGCAGCATGGCGAAGATCGTCGGTGCCCGCGTTTCCGGCCCGGCGTTCTCGAACGGGCTTTGCCAGTTGAGCAGCATTTCCAAATTCGCATCGCTCAAGGGTGCGCGCACGATGGGGCTGCCATCAACCTGGCTCCAGTAGCCATCCTTGGAAGAACCATCCCGCTTGACTTCCCAGAAGCTGGCAATCAGATGCGGAGAAAGGCCATTCCAGAGCGATGTCAATGCATTGGTGTCGGCGCTGGCCGTGACGGTGATGGGTGCGAGGGTGGTCACCATCATTCCACCTTCGGCACGGTCGAATACGCCAGCAGCGTTTCGGCGGCCTTCACTCGCTCGGCGGTCGGGGCGCTGGCATCACGCGCCACCTCGGCCAGGGTTTCCACGGCAATGCGGGCGTGTCGGGCGGCACTGGCTCGAATGCCTACGATGCTGGGGGCGCGTTTCACAGGAGTGTTGGAAGTCGATTGCATCGCTATCTCCAAAAAAAGGGCGGCCGGGCCTCAATGAGCGTTCCGCGTTGGGACGCGGGGGCTATTTCCGAGACTGGAATCGGTGTTGCATTGACCCCTCTGCGCCCGGCCATTGATCGGTCAGCGGCGGGCAGGCGCCGCCAGTAGCGCGGCGACTTCTTCCGCCAACTGAGCAAGCCGCGATTTCTGCTCGATGTGGCGCATCTCCGCCACCCGCATGGGTTCCGGCTCGATACCGGGCGGCAGGTCGGATTCGTCGCCGGTGCGGATGAACCGCTCCAGCGCGGCAATCTCCGCTTTCAGCGCATTCTCTTCAGCCTCGAACTGCTCGCGGTCAGGCATGGGGGCCACGCGCTCGATGATGGCCTGATCTTCGACACCCAGCAGCTTCAGTTCCCGGCGCTTTTCCCGCGCAGTGCCTTCATACGCAGCGACGATGCGCGGAATGCTACCCAGCCGCTCAATGGCCGCGAACATGCGCTTCGTCGCCGCTCGCGTCAGCGGCTCCAGCCTGGCGCGCTCGGCGTCCTGCACGGAACGGGCATCTTCGCCCAGGCGGCCCAGGTCGCGCAGCAAGGCCGTGGTTTCCAGGCCCAGCTTCTGAAGGGCCTGCATCGGCGCATCGTTGGGGAAGCGGTGCGCCGCCGCAGCGTACAGAGCTTCCAGTGCGACAGAATCCGCCGCGCGCCGAATGTCGGCCTTCAGCTTCCGAGCGATGCGCACGGCGTCGGGGTCATTGCGAAAGGCCATCAGGTCTTCCAGGTTGGGCAAGGGCGGGCAGGTCATGGGTTTCTCCAAAGTCGATACGGCATTGTCTGCACGGCATAACCGGGATAAATGCACGTTTTTCCGGCTTTGGTGCCTAGATTGCGGTCAGTTCTTTCACGGTTGCATCGAAGGCCCGGAGCGTCTGGTGAAGGTGCTCCGCCACACGCGCGGCGGTCGGTTTCTGGCCGGCCTCGACCAACTGGCGAGCGGCCAAGTGGATGAACTTCTCCGGCGTGGCGACGGCGGCCGCTTCGGCCAGGGTGTTGACGCACGCCAAGGCGATACCGTGAACGATGCCGTCCGTTTCCAGGGCGTAGGTGGATTCTCTCGGGGTGTTGTTGGGCATGGTCTGGTTCCTTTCGGTTGGTGATGGGTTCAGGGGGCGAGGTCGTTGCCATATTCCCGCGCGATGCGGTCGAGGTGGCGGTCTTTCAGATTGACGCCGCGAGCCTTGCATGCGGCCATCAGCAAGGCGTCACGCTGGCCCAGCAGCTCAAGCTCGACGGCGCCGACAAGTGGTTTGCCATCCTCATCGCGCAGCCGGTCTTCCCCCTGCGCGGCAAAGATCGCAGCATGAACGAAGGTTGCCGCAGGGCGATAAGCGCCGATTTCCCGCGCCAGGGCCTCGCACCTGGCGGCAAGGCGGTTGATCTTGATGTCTTGGACAATCGCTTTCATGCCGCCCCTCCTTGGCCGGCCTGGGCCAGAATGTCCCGAATCGCCGAAACCTGATCCGGCGAAAGGTTGAATTGCTTGCCCAGCGTCTCGGCGGCCGTCTTGGCGGCCCGGCGCGATGCCGCCGCGACCTTCTTGGGCGGCTTGGTGGCGGCCACCTTCGCTGCGCGGGCGAGCGCGGCTTTCTCCTGAGCCTTTCGAGCTTCGGCGCCGCGCTGCTCGCTGGTCTTGATAGCGCGCGGCCGCTTGGCCTGCTTGGCTGCCAACGCATCAGCCTCGGCCTGCGTGGCTTGGTGCCGCACCTTGTTGTCGGCGCTGGCAAGCGCCTTTGCCATGACGCGCTCAAGAAAACCGAGCACGGCCGCAGATTGCACGATTTCCATCATCACGCGCAGGACGTGCTTGCAGGCCACCCCCTGCAATCCGGGGTTGCGAATCTTCGGATAGCCATGCTCATCGCGCCCGGCGTTGTACCCGCCGATGGTCGCCAGGTAGCGCAGGAAAAATTGCGTCCTTCCGCAATCGCAATCGAAGGCAAGGTAGCCCTCGCGCATCCTGGTGGCCGCCTGTTTCGGGGTGAGGGCTTTCGGCGTCTTCTTCCCCTCCGTGGTCGTGGGCGTCACCATCATTTGGCGCGCCATCTCGCCATATGCACGGAACCGCACAAGGACGTGATGCCGCGTTGCGTCGGAGTCCGGGCTGGCATCGGTCAGGAAGCGGACATCAAGGCTATCTCGCTCTCGTGCCGACACCATGCTGCTGACGGGAACGGCCATGCGGATTTCCTTGCGGGCGCGGCCCAGGTCACCTTCGTCGCCGGGGTTCCGGGGGTTTTTGAGCGGGTTGCTGGCCGCCAGGTCGATCACCTGCTGGGCGGTAATGCCTGCGGCAGTGATGCGCGATTGCACCGTCTGCATGTTGCGGCGGAACGTGCCGAGGTCGGCGGCCGTGATGTCGCGGCGCACGCCCCCAAGGGTCGTTTTCAACGCGCGATAGGCGTCGTACTGTCCCTGCACATCCTGCTTGGAAAGGATGATGCTGTTGGCGGCCTTTTCTGCCGCCTTCCGCTGGGCCGCGTCCTGCTTGGCGAGCTTCGCGGCTTCGCCGATGTGCCCCCGAACGTTGCCGAGCGGGCGATTCTTCGTGTTCATCGGGCAGCCTCGCTTGCACCGCCGGCCACCCCCAGGTGAAGCCGCTTCAGCGCCGTGTCTGCATCGCGGGCGCCAGCCTGCAACCGTTCGAGCCGGCCGGCAAGGGTGGCGGACGCCGGCGTTTCATCGAACCCCGGATTGCGCGCGCGGTAGGTGCTCAAGCCCTCGGCGACCTCGCGCACGCCGGCGACCAGCGCCGCCGTATGCCGGCTGACGGCCAGAACCTCGCGGTGCAGGTGATCGAGGGCTGCCATGTCGCGCTCGCGCAGCTTCTGCCAGACGTTGAGCAACCATTCCTGCGTGCCGCGCGGCGCGCCGACTTCCCAGTCATCGGTGACGCCGAACAGGAAGTCGATGCTGACCTCGTACACCTTGGCCGCGCGCAGGATGAGCCACAGGGGCACGCTGTTGGTGTCCGTCGCTCCCTCGACCTTGGAGAGCTTGGACGAGTTCGAGTAGCCCAGGCGCTGCGCGGCCACGCTCTGGGAGAGGTTGCACAGCTCGCGGGCCTGGCGCAGCCTGTCTCCGATCACGCGCACCAATTCCAGTTGCTCCACCTTCGGGCTGCTGGCGAACAGAACGGGCGCCGGCAGCGGGCCGTCTTCAGCCATGAGCACGTTTTCCAGCCAGTCGCTGTGCGTGGCGTTCGGCATCTCGGTTTCGGTCGTGGCATCGGCCATCGGTTCGTCCTTGCTTTGTGGTTGGGGGGCGGGCTGAAGTCGCCAGCAGGCCACCGGGATTTGGGAGAGCGCCCGCAGCAGGGGCAACAGGGGCGGAAGGTCAGTCACCAAATCCCCTCCGGGTTTCGCGTGCAGGTGCTTCGCCCTTGGCCTTGGCGGCAGCGAAGTCGCGCACGTCGGCATCGAGAAAGCGGGAGTGCCAGCCCTGGAAGATCAGCGGCACGTCGCCCGTCGGCCCCATGCGCTGCTTGCGCACCAGGATTTCGGCGAACCCCTGCAACGGGCCGTCCGGGCGGTAGTAGCCATCGCGGTAGGCCATCATCACCACGTCGGCATCCTGTTCAATGGCACCGGATTCGCGCAGGTCGGACAAGATGGGCCGCTTGTCCGGGCGGGCCTCCACGGCGCGGGAGAGCTGAGACAGCAGGATGATCGGGCAAGCCAGCTCCCGCGCCAGCAGCTTCAGCGCGCGCGTGATGCCGCCCAGTTCGTCGTTGCGGTTGGCGCCGTCGCCACGCATCAGTTGCAGGTAGTCGATCACGATGAGGTCGAGCGCCCCCAGGCGCTGGCTCTGTTTGCGCGCGGCAAGCCGGATACGTGCCACGCTGGCAAGTGCCGGATCATCGGCAATGACTAGACGCTGATTGCGCAGGCGATCCAGGGCGGCCGACAAGCGCGTAAAGCCGTCCTGGCTGATGCGCCCGGAGCGCAGGGCCTGCGTGTCGATGGCGCCGAAGCGCGCGACGCTGCGCTCGGCAAGCTGGGCTGCGGACATTTCCAGCGACACAACGAAGGCCGCGCCCCCGGCCAAGGCCACGTTCTCGGCGATGTTCACTGCCAGCGTGGTCTTGCCCATGCCTGGCCTGCCCGCCACGATGATGAGGTCGCCGGCTTGCAGGCCGCAGGTGAGTTCGTCCAGCAAGCGGAAGCCGGTGGCCAGGCCGGACACGGCGCCGCCGTCGTTCATGCGCTGGTCTATGGCGTCCAGCACGCCGGGCAGCAGCTCGCCGATGGTCTGGGGTTCTCGGCCAGCATGGCGGGTGTCGGCCAAGGCCATGACCATGCCCGTGACCTGCTCCACCAAGCCCGCGGTGTCATTGGCGCGCGAGGGTTCGGCAGCCAGCGCGGCAATGTCCTGGCCCAGCGCCATCACGTCACGGCGCACACGGCAGCCGCGCACGATTTCCGCGTAGCGGCGGATGTTGGCCGCCGAAGGCGTGTTCTGCGCCATCGCATTGAGGTAGGCCAGGCCGCCCACCTGCTCGGCTTCGCCGGCTGCGCGCAGGGCCTCGTACACCGTCACCACGTCGGCGGGCTGCCCTCGGTCGAGCATGGCCGCGATGCAGGAAAAGATGCGGCGGTGGTCGGCGCGGTAGAAATCGCCCTCGGTGAGCTGCCCGTCCAGGCGCTCCCAGGCGCCATTGTCCAGCAGCAGGCCGCCCAGGACGGATTGCTCGGACTCGATGCTGTGCGGCGGCAGGCGCAGGCCGCTCATGTCGTCGTAGGCGTTCATGCGACGCTCCGGTTCTCGTACTGGCCTTCCAGCACCTTGGCGAAGTTTTCGGCCTTGACCAGCCATGCGAGGTTGCAGCCGCTCCACTTCCCATCACGGCCCATCAGGAAGTCGGACTCGGCCACGTAGCCGAAGAAGCGGTCGAAGAAGTCCAGCCCGCTGGCCGTGTCGGTGGCGTAGCGCCCGCCGTTGGGCTTCTTGGCGGTGAGCACCCAGCGCCAACGCGCCTTCAGGCTGCTGACCCGCTGGCCGTCCCACACACGGGGTTGGGGCAGCCCAGGCAGGTGCTTGGCGTACAAGGCCAGGATTTCCTGGTGCGGGCACGCAGGGGCGTCAGGCTCGGCCTGATGCCCTCCCATTCCGTCAGGAATGGGTTTCTTTTTAATGGTGGTAGTGGTGGTGGTAGTGTCGTCACTCCCACCGGATTCCCGCGTCGCTTCCGTGTCGTTCCCTTGTCCGTCCCCGGACTGTCCCGCATGTGTCCCACGGGACAACTCGACATCACGGGCTTCCCGCTGCTTCTGGCGGTAGGCGGCCTTGCGCTGGGTTTCACGGGTCTTGCGGCCGATCATGTCCAGCACCAGCTCGGTCAGCACAGGGTGGTACAGGCGCCCGTCGTTAGCTTGCGACCAGCCACGCAGCAAAATCGGTTTGGCCGTCAGGAACTCGTCCAGCGACAGGCCCAGGCGAGCCGCGATGATGGCGTCTTCACCGGGCAGGGAACCGCAAGGCGTTTGCTGCCAGGCAATGAACCAGAGCATCAGCAGCAGGGGGCGCTGGCGCGCGTCGGCAAGCGCCCAGGTATCGGATTGGGCGATGCGTTCGCAATCCAGCTCGAACCGGAAGCCGCCGGCTCTGGTGGTGGAGGGATAGGGAGGCTGCTGCATGGCGCGCTATTCCTCAGCGTTCAGGACGTGCTTCATTGCCTCGGCCCAGGCGTGAACCAGCGGAGCGAGCTGCCGGCGGGGCGGCGGAGGACTCACAGAGCCGGGGCGCGTCAGGTCGCGCAACGCGCGTGCGTAAGTCATCGCCGTGGTAAACGCCTGCTGGCGTTCGCCGGCGAGCTTGGCGCGGGCGTACGATGCGGGAGTGCGGTTGGTGGACATGGCAGCCCCGGTTACAGGGTTGCCAAGTGCGCGCGCAGCTCGCCCACGTTGAAAACGGTACGGCGAGGGGAAATGCGCTTGGGCTTGGGGAGATTCCCGTCGCGGGCCATGCGCCACGCAGTGGTGACGGACACGCCGCAAAGCGCGGCGGCAATATCGAACCCGACGTTGGCCGAGTCGGGCAGTTGGTCAAAATTCCTCAGCGCATCAGGGATGCGTTTTTCTTTTCCATCGCTCGCTTTCGCCATGTCATGCACCCTCTTGGTGATTTATGAAACATGGCAAAGGCTATAGAGCCGAAATCCCGTTGTACTTGCTACTGGCGTCTGCTTTTCTTCTCGGGTTGCAAGACTGCATAGAAGGCGTCGTAATCTATTGCGCCCTCAGTGCCGGCCGCAATGTCAGCCAAGTCGATCAGCGCCTTGCTGGGAGTTCGTTTCTCCCCGAACCGAAATTCCATACCATCGAGTGTTGCCACGAGTGCGCGCAGGTACTCCCGCCCGGACTCCCTCGCGGACAGGACTGCGTTGGCAGCAGGGTTGTGTCGCATGCCCGCCAAATCGAAACGTTCGCATCTTTCGGTCAATGATGAGAGCGCGTTGCGCAGTGCAGGGCTATCGGGCCAAGCGTCTAGGTTTTGACCTGGGCCGGCGCCAGTAGGGGCAACGATGCTGCGAAACTCATCCAAGAGCCGTCCCAGCTTCTCCGTTGCACTCTTGATCTGAGTAATCTTGGCAGCGGCGAGGGCCTTCCGGGTCTTTTGCCCGTCATTGCGTACCCATAGCCAATCGTGGTTTGAAGTCCACAAGGCATCGAAGACGCGAGGCAACCAATCTGCCCCAATCTCGGCTTCGAGGTCGCGCCAGCTCTGCCCGGTAACGTCCCTGTCCATCAAGCGCTTCATCGTTTCCAGGTCGCCTGTGCCGAATTCCCATGCTGTTGACATGCCCACACTGATGCCTTGCTTGACTACGCGGCGCGATGTGCCGGCGATCAACTGCTGGTAGTGGGCGATCAGGGCTGCGGGAATCATGCCGCAGCCTTTCGCAAGGGAAGCACGTTAGGCTGCACGTTGCCCATTTCGATCTGCTGAAGCAGGGAAGCCCATGCGTTCAGTGCCGCCTTGCGTTCGTCAAAGTAGGCGTGCCGGTCATAGATGCCTTTCACGCCCCTCTGCTTGTGGTTGAGGCATCGCTCGGCAATATGCGGCTCTACGCCAAGCGCCGACAGGTGCGTGCGGGCCGTGCGCCGCAGGTCATGGATGACGAAGTGCGGCACGTCAGGCAGCAAGGGGCGGATGTGCTTGGAGAAGGCCGCGTTCAATGTGTTGGGGTCGCGGTGCGGCGTCATCCGGGTTTGCATTTTCACGGCAGGGAATACCCAGGCGCTACCGGCGGCCAGCCGTTGCAGCTCGCGCAGGATTTCCAAGGCATAGGGAGACAAGGGGATGTCGGTGGCTGCGCCGGTTTTCGTGCGCCCGGCGGGCAGGTGCCATACCCCGGTGTCCAAGTCGAACTCGGCCCAAGGGGCGGCGAGCAATTCTTCCTTGCGAACAGCCAGCAGCAGAAGCAGACGTATGGCGCAGTGGTTCTCGATGGTGAACCGGCCAGCGGCTTCCCTCATTGCCTCGAACAGCCGGCACAGTTCATCCCGGCTCAGCCAACGGTCGCGGCTTTCTTCCTTGCCGCCGGCGTCGTTGATATCGAAGGGAAGAGCCGGATTGCGCTGGAGCTGTTTGGGCCGTTGCTTGATCGCGTAGTTGAACATCCGCTTCAGCCAGCGCAGCACGTCGCTGGCGACGGTCGGCGCGCCGCGCTTGATGATGGACTTCAGCACGTCATCAATGTCCGTGGTCGTCACGTCCTCGATCTTCATTTTGCCGATGCGCGGCTTGATGTCGTTCTCGATGCGCGAGCGGACGATGTTGGGGTGCTTCCAGTGTCCCATGATCTTGTCGCGGAAATAGGCGTCGGCCATGTCGGCCACCGTCCAGGCGCTGCGGTCGGCCTCTATCCGCTCGGCGGTTTCGCGGATACGGTCTTGCTTTTCACTGGCAACGTCGTACCCCAGGGCTACGCGGGCAGAGAGTTCCTTGGCGGTGCGGCGTGCCTCGGCCAGGGACAGCACGCCGTAGGTGCCCAGGCTCATCACGCGGGGCTTGCGGTCGAACTGGTAGCGGAACCTCCACTCTGGCGTCGGCACGCTGGGGCGCCAGCGCAGGTACAGGCCGTCGCCGTCGGCACGCCCCTCGAATCGTTCTCCGGCCTTGATCCAGGCCCGTATTTGCACGTCTGACAGTTTGCCCAT